CTTCGAAGACGACACGATCGCGGTCCCGCGCGACAAGGACGTGCTGACAGACCTGCGCGCGATCAAGGTCATCAAGGGCGTGGCGCGCGTACCCGAGCGCAGCGTGGGCAAGGACGGTGGCCAGCGACATGGCGATGCCGGCATTGCGATCGCGCTCATGTACTACGCCAGCCGCCACCCCGGTGCAGAGATCGGCTGGATGGCAATCCCGCGCAGTAGCCGCGGCTACGACACCGAGACCGGCCAAGAAAACGACATCGACATTCCGGAACAGAAAGCATGGTAAGCACCTCCCGCATCCTTGGCCCAGATGGCCAGCCCATCCAATTGCGCGACCTGGACGAGCCGCAAACCAGCCGCGTCGGGCATTTGCATCAAGAGTTCCAGGGCCACCCTGCGCGTGGCCTGACGCCGTCGAGGCTCAATAGCATCCTGCTGGCCGCCGAGCAGGGCGATGTAATCGCCCAGTACGAGCTGTTTGAGGACATGGAAGAGCGCGACGGCCACATCCTCTCGGAGATGAGCAAGCGTCGACGCGCGGTGTCTGGCCTGGCATGGGAAATTGAGCCGCCGGCCAATCCGACCCCTGCCGAGAAGCGCAACGCGGTCGAGCTGCAGGCGTTGATCGGCAGCATCGACGACTTCGAGGCCGTGCTGTTCGACACCACCGATGCGATCGGCAAGGGCTTCGTAGGCCAAGAAATCGAATGGCAGCGGCTGGGCAGCAACTGGGTGCCCAAGTCGATCGAGCACCGCCCGCAGTCGTGGTTCCGGTTGCACCGTGGCTACCGCCAGCAGATCCGGCTGCGCGACAACTCTGCCGATGGCGCCGAGCTGATCCCGTTCGGCTGGATCACCCACACTCACAAGGCCCGCAGCGGCTACGTGGAGCGCGCCAGCCTGTTCCGCGCTCTGGTGTGGCCGTATCTGTTCAAGAACTACAGCGTGGGTGACCTGGCCGAGTTCCTGGAGATCTACGGCATTCCGATGCGGGTCGGCAAATACCCGCCTGGCGCCAGCGAGAAGGAAAAGGCAACGCTGCTGCGGGCCCTGGTGCAGATCGGTCACAACGCAGCCGGCATCATCCCGGACGGCATGACGCTGGACTTCCCAACGGTCGCCGACGGCGATCCCAAGGCGTTCGAGTTGATGATGGATTGGTGCGAGCGCACCGAGAGCAAGGTCATCCTAGGCGCGACGCTGACCAGCCAAGCCGATCGCGGCAGCAATACCAACGCGTTGGGCAACGTGCACAACGAAGTCCGTAAGGAGCTGAAGGACTCCGATGCCAAGCAGGTCGCGGCCACCCTCTCGCGCGACCTGGTCTATCCGATCGCGGTGCTCAATGGCCTGGCGCCCGATGGCTACCTACGGTGCCCACGTCTGAAGCTGGATATTGCCGAGAGCAAGGACATCACCGTCTTTGCCGAGCGCTGCCGAAGCTGGTCGGGATGGGCATGCGCATCAATCGTGGGTGGGCGCACACCGAACTGGGCATTCCACAGGCAGAGGCCACCGACAAGGATGTGTTGGTGCCGCTGCAGGAAGGCGCCCGCCCACACCGCAGCCCAGCAAGGTTGCTGCGGCCACTGCCGCTGTTGCACGTCCTTCCACAGCACCTGCAGATCGCGAGGACCAATTGACGGTGCTACTCAAGCGCCAGGCAGATCCGGCGATCAACGGCATGATCGACCAGGTCAAAGCGGTGGTGGACGCGTCGGAGTCGTTTGACGCATTGCTTGCGGGCCTGAGCCAACTGCAGACGACGATGTCCGTCGACGCGCTGACCGCTGCGATGGGCGAGGCGCTGGCCGTCGCGGGAATCGCCGGCATGTCCGACGCGTGGGATGACTCCGAATGACTGGGGTCTCCGGCAGCTTCCGCGCCTTTCCAGAGGCGCGCGACTATTTCCAGCGCAAGCTCAACATGTCTACCTGGCGCTGGGACGAGCTGTGGCAAGCGCAGCACGCCAAGGCATTCACCGTGGCCGGGGCGACCAAGGATGCACTGCTGGAGGATCTGCGCCAGGCAGTTGCGGCGGCGATAAGCGATGGCGAGACCATCGCCGACTTCCGCGCCAGGTTCACTGAGATCGTGGCGCGACACGGCTGGGTGGGCTGGACGGGGTCAGAGACGGCTGCGCGCACGGCGTGGCGCACGTCCGTCATCTATCACACCAATCTGCGAACCTCTTACCAGGCCGGCCGCTGGGAAACCCTCAAGGGCTTTCCCTACCTGCGTTATAAGCACAATCCCTCTCGGAACCCGCGCGAGCAGCACAAGGCATGGGACGGCATCATCCTGCCGACCAGCGACCCGTGGTGGGTAACGCACTACACCCCCAACGGCTGGGGCTGTCACTGCACGGTATTCGGCGTGTCGGAGGCCAAGATGCGAGCGATGGGTTGGAAGGTAAGCCCGAGACCAGTGGCCATCGCTGGCGATCCACCTCCAGAGTGGGCCTATAACGTCGGCCAGGCAGCGCAGCCATGACCGATGCATTGGTCGTCCTGATCGATGATGCGCAGGCCAAGCGCTGGTTTGCGCAGCTACTCGAGCGCAGCACTGACCTCGGCGGGCTGATGGCCGACATCGGCGAAACGCTGACCGAAAGCACGCAAGCGCGCTTCGCCACCGGCATCGGGCCTGACGGCGTTGCATGGGAGCCGTTGGCCGATGGCAGCGGCCGCACGCCGCTACGCGACTCAGGGCGGATGCGCGATGAGATCTTCCCCAGCGCGGTCCGGATTGGGTGGAGATCAGTGCAACCGCAAAGCAGGCACGGTGGCACCAGGAGGGCACCGACCCTACGTGATCGAAGCCAAGAACGGCAAAGCGCTGTTCTGGCCAGGCATGGGTACGCGCACAAGCAAGTCTGGCGCGGAGACGCCGGCTTTTGTCCAGAAGGTGCACCACCCCGGCCTGCCGGCGCGACCGTTCCTGGGCATCAGCACAGAGGACGAGGCCGCCATCGACGCACTGGCAATCGCCTGGCTCGAACTGGGTGCCGAACCCTCCGAGTCGACGCCCCTCTAGAAACGGCCGTCAGGCCGCCCAGAGCCCCCTGAGCGCACCCACCGTCCCTTGCCGGGGGTCGGTGGCCCGCCAGGAACGATTTAAACGCCTTTCAAACGCGCTCAAAGCGCACCCCGTCCGTGCACTTGCCGCCGGCACGCCCGCCGACCTGTTCCGGTGGTATGTTTGCCCGGCCCCACGCACCCGCTCCCGCCCCTGTCTGAGGCACTAGCGCATGCTAGTCCCGAGGGTCGCCTCCCGCAGCCAACACTGGCCGGGATGAGCACAGCATCCCCCCGCTTCAAACCGTCCACGCGCCGTACCGGCGTTGCCTTGGCCGCGTGCGCCTTCGAGCTGCCGCCGGTCGGTCCCGAATTGATGCTGGAGATCCAGCTCACCCCTGCTGGTGCATTTCGCCCCAGCGACGGCCGCGATATGTCTGTGCCTGCCTGGCGCATTGACCAGGCCATCGCCAGTCAGGTCTTGGAGCGCTTCAACGCGCGCCGCAATCCGCCGGTGGTGGATTACGAACACCAGACCCTGCACAAAGAGACCAACGGGCAGCCAGCGCCGGCTGCTGCCTGGATGCGAGCGCTGCAATGGCGCGACACCGGCCTGTGGGCGAGCGTCGAGCTGACCAGCCGCGCCGCTGAGCTGATCCAAGCCGGTGAGTACCGGTATGTCTCCCCCGTGTTCCGCTACGACGAAAACACCGGGGACGTGCTGGCCATCGAGATGGCCGCGTTCACCAATCACCCCGCCATCGATGGCATGGAGCCGCTCGCCCGCCGCGCGGCCGCCACGTTCGGCTTCTCCGATCCCGACAAGGACCATTCAATGAATCCGCTGCTCAAGGCCATCCTGGCCGCACTCGCCCTGCCCGAGACCACCACCGAAGAACAGGCCATCGCTGCCTGCTCCGCACTCCGTCCGAAACTGGACACCCTGGATACCTTGGCCACCACCCTGGGCACCGCGCCTGAAGGTGCTGTGGCTGCCTGCAGCGCACTGAAAGCCAGGGCGGCGTGCGCGG